ACCCGTTCATGACGGCGCCGTTTACGCCTGTCGGCACGGTAAGTCGTTCCGTGAATACAGGATCGCAAAGGGTTGCGCTCAGCCGCGCGCATGATCAGACCTGCATCATCACAGCGCCAACAGGCAATAGCGGGCCGGTCTTCATCAAATTCGGTGACAGCACGGTCGAAGCTGCCGCCACGGATTTCCCGATCCTGCCTGGCACGATCCAGACCTTCCACGTGCTTGAGCAATGGACGCATGTTGCTGCCATCATGGCAAGCGGCACAGGCACGATTTACGCCAGCGTCGGGGACGGCATCTAATGGCACTGAGAGCAGTCAGCATACCCTCACAGGCCAGTGATGTCACGGCCTCTGCGGTCGTAGGCGATAATGAACTTCTCCGTGGTGACGGAGGCGCAAGAGGCGTTCAGGGCAGCGGCAAGACTCTTTCCGATGAGGCCACGGTCAACACGACCGACGCTACGGAAACCACGCTGGCGACTATAACCGTTCCCACGGATGACCGTATTCTCGTTACAGCGCATGTCAAGGCAACACGCACGGGCGGCGTAGCGGGCACTGCTGGCGACGCGGCAGGCTACATCATCCACGCCATGCTGCAGAACCTTGCCGGCACCGCTGAAATCATCGCCACGCAAGCGCTGGCGCTCGAAGCCGAAGACGTAAGCGCCTATGCCTGCGTAATTGATGTAACCGGCGCGACCGCGCGCATTCGCGTTACCGGCGTTGCCGATACGAATATCACATGGTCTTGCGTTGTCGAGACGTATTGAGCAAATGACCCTGCGTGATCACCACTGGCCATCGAACAAACAACACGCCTTCATCGAAGGCCGTTGCACTGGTTGCGGCACAGTCCCGCGCGATGACGGCAGGTTCTACCCTTGCGGCAGCCATCCGGCGAACTTCAACACGCCACAAGGCTGGATCACTGGAGGTATTACCGAGGACGGAGGCTTCGCTGTTCTCGAATGGCCGGACACTCTCACCGAGGCAACAGCACAATCTGCGCTGGATGAGTTCATGGCTGAACATCTCGACGAGATCAACGAAATATAGGCGGCGAGCCATCATGGGTAAGCTGGATGAGATCCGAGCGCTACGCGAGCGCAATTATGAAGAAAGCCAGGCGGCCCGCAAGCCTGTCACCAAGAAGGTGAAGCTGGCGAAGGCCAGAAATGCGGAAAAGTCTCATGTTACAGATAAGCGCGTTACGGGTAACTCTGTTACAGATAAAACCTGCGCTGTATGCAGCGAGCCATTCACCGCAAAGCGCGCCGATGCAATGATCTGTTCGGCAGCGTGCCGCATGCGCAAGAAACGCACCGCTCTATTGAGCGATTAAACCCAACCCAAACCAAACCACAGGCAAAAACTATGAACCGCAAGCCGAGCACCGCCAAAAAGGCGGACTCCACGGCTGCGAAGCGTAAGACAGCTCGCAAGCCGAAAGCAAAGACAAAGGCAGCGAGTAAGAAAGTTGTTCTAGCCACCGCAGAAGGCATTGAGCCGGAGATGGTTACGGAAGATCCACCAAAGCACCCCGGTGGCAGGCCGACCGAATATCGAGCAGAATATGCGGAGCAAGCCAAGAAGCTATGCGAGGTTGGCTTTACCGACCAGCAACTGGCCGAATGGTTTGGGGTTGCAAAGCAGACAATATACAACTGGCAAGCGGCGCACCCAGAGTTTCTGTACTCCATAAAACTCGGCAAGGATGCCCCGGACGACCGAACTGAGCGCTCTCTCTACCACAGGGCCAATGGCTTTGAATGGTATGAAGAGCAGCCGTTCAAGCTCAAGGAAGTCCGCTGGGAAAACGGCAACAGGATCGAAAGCGAGCGCGTTGAGGTCGTTAGGGTCTTGCGCGTTGCTCCTCCGGATGCAACTTCGGCGATCTTCTGGCTGAAGAACCGCCGCGGCTGGAAGGACAAGAGCGAGATAGATCACGGCGTCACGGATGCCCTGGCTGCGCTCTTAGGTCAGATCGATGGCAACGGCGCAAGTATCGTCTGAAGCCATTGAGCAACTCAAGCGCAACCTGGCTGACCGCAATTGGCGTTTGTGCAATCTCTACTTTATCACCGATCGCGATGGCAAACGGGTCAGGTTCTCTCCGAACTGGATGCAACAGCGTCTTATGGAGGACTGGCACTACAGAAACATCATTCTGAAGTCGCGGCAGACCGGATGCACGACATTCATTCAATTGCTGTTTCTGGATCTGGTTCTGTTCAATAGCAATATGCGTTGCGGTACCATCGCACAGGACCGCGACACAGCAAAGGCGATCTTCGCAGACAAGATCAAGTACCCCTTCGAGAACCTGCCGGAAGCCCTGCAGTCGGTCAGACCACCGGAGAATGATAACCTATTCGAGCTGAAGCTGAACAACAACTCGTCGATCCGCGTCGGCACATCGATGCGCGGTGGCACGCTGCAATATCTGCACGTAAGTGAATTCGGCAAGGTTTGCGCTAGGTTTCCCGAGAAGGCGCGCGAGATTGTCACTGGCGCGCTTAACACGGTCAAGGCCGGCCAGTTCGTCTTTATCGAAAGCACGGCGGAAGGGCAGGACGGACATTTCTACAAGATGACGGAGAAGGCTCGGGCGCATCAGCGCATGGGGTCTGAGCTTTCCGTCATCGATTACAAGTTCCATTTCTTCGGATGGTTCGAGGACCCCAATTGCTGGATTGATCCGGTCGGAACTCCGATCACAGCGGAAGCGCAGAAATACTTCGACCATCTCGAAAACGAGCATGGCATCACGCTGGACGCCGGGCAAAAAGCCTGGTGGACCGTCACCAAGGAAACGCAGGATGACGATATGAGCCGGGAATACCCGGCTCACCCTGACGAGGCGTTTGCGGCGGCAGTTGACGGCTCATATTACGGTCGGCACATGGCCGCAGTCGAGAGGCGTGGCGGCGTTGGCAAGTTTGAAGCAGAAACTGGCTGGCCGGTCCAGACGTTCCACGACATCGGCGTTCACGACTATCACTCGATCTGGTTCGCGCAATTCCTGCCCGGCGAAGTTCGGCATCTGCACTATTATCAGAACTGCGGCGAGGGGATGCCGTTCTATGCCGACTATATCGACGAGCAATACGAGCGCAACGGCTGGCTTCGTAACGAAGACGGTTACGATTGGTTCCCGCATGATTTGCGCGTCAAGGAATGGGGCAGCGGAAAGACACGGACAGAGCAGGCGATAGAGAAGAAAATGCGACCGCGCATTCCGACCCCGCTTAGCCTGGCTGATGGCCGCAACGCTGTTCGCGCGATCCTGAAATTCTCGACATTCGATCAGGAAGGGTGCGCTGAAGGCATAGCGCATATGAAGAACTACAAGAAAAAATGGAATCCGACAACGGGCGCATGGATGAACGAACATCTCCACAGCGAATCCTCACATGGAGCCGACGCAGAGAGAACGCTTGCCTGCGCACATCGTGAAGTCTTTGCCACGGTTGTCGACCCCCAAGAAGAAGAGCGTCAGAAAATCATCAAAGCACAGCAGGCCCGCGTTCGCGCGGCCCAGAAATCACGCGGCCACCGTCGCGGGCGAGCAGCATGAAGATTGGCGACGCCGTTAGATGCACTGAAAGCCACCTCTACAAGGACATGAAGGGGTTAATCATCGGCGTAAGGGATAATCACCCCGTCTGGAAACAAACTGCTTGCGCCGTTCGCTTTCCGGGGCAGGGGGATCAATGGCTACCAGCCTCGCGCCTCGTAGCGCTGCCAGATAATGAAGCCGAGGCACTCAAAGCCAAGCAGGTCGAGGTTGAAGAATCTCGCCGCAGGATGGGTTTTTATTAATGAACAACACACTACTTGACGTGATCCAGGATTTGCCAGCATGAACATGCAACCGCAATCCGCATCGTTCAAGGAAAACCCGGAGACGCAATCCGAGGTGAGCCCGCGCGATGCATCGTTCTGGATCGGCGAGATCGAGGCTGCGCAGAGCAGGAACGATAGCTGGTATTGCAAGGCCGAAGAGGCCGACGAGCGCTACCGCGACTGCGAGGATGAAGACGAGCGCGGGTTCGGCGGCTTAAATGTGCTCTGGTCGAATGTTGAGACGCAAAAGGCAGCCATCGGCGAGGACTTCGGCGCACCGCAGGTCATGCGCGTCAACATGCCGGAGAATGACGGCGGACTTGCGCGCCATGTTTCCATGGTCTGGGAGCGGGCGATTGACGCCAGCGTCAAGGAAAGCGACGATAACCACGATATCGCGCTTGCTGTCGGCGACATGTTTCTCCCCGGCAAGGGGCAGGTCTGGATCGAGATCGAGGCCGATGACCGCAATTGGGTGACATCTTCCATATGCCGCGTATGCTACAGGGATTATCTGGAAGGCGCAGCGACGCGCTGGGGCGGCGTTCCGTGGGTTGCCAGGCGGCATTATTTCACGCGAGACGAGCTGATCAGCGAATGCCGGGTGAGCGAGGAGAAGGCGGAGAAAGTTCCGCTCAACATCACCTTGCCGAACAGCGGCAGCAAATCCGGCATCGAAGACGCCAAGGGCAAGGAGCAGTTCAAGCGCGCTGAAGTATGGGAGATATGGGCGAAGTTTCCCGTGAAATCCCGTATCTTTGTGGCGGTCGGTCATAAGGATGATGTGCTTCGCTACGATAAAGACCCGCTGAACCTCAAGAAGTTCTTCCCCTGTCCGCGGCCGATGCAGGCCAATGGCGATGAATCAAAGCCGCCGCTGACCGATTATAGCCGCTATCAGGACCAGGCCGAAGAGCTTGACCGGCTGTCTCAGCGAATTTTCGTTCTCACCGAGACCTTGCGCCGCGTCGGCATCCATGACAAGGCGTTCAAGGAACTTGCCGACATTGCCGAGGCCGAAGAGAACACCACGATCGCCGTTGAGAACTGGGCGCAGCTTCAAGCGTCCGGCGGTCTCGCCAAGGTTCAGGAATGGCAGGACATCGTACCGATCGCGCAGGTGCTTGGCGAGCTTCACAAGCAGCGTGACACGCTTCTCAGGCTGATCTATGAACTGTCCGGCATATCGGACCTTGCGCGCGGTCATACCGACCCGGACGAAACGCTCGGCGCGCAGAAGCTCAAACAGTCGTTCGGCT